TTTAACATCCATCATCTCCTCACATGTGTATCGTTGACGGCATCGGCACCGCAAGGTCTTGCGTGGCCTGTGAAACAAGGGGCGGCACGGCGGTCAGCACGCGCAGGTGCGGCAAAGCGTACCACTCGAGCAGGATATCAACCGGCGTGTTCGCGGGCTTGGTGTACTGCTGCAAGGTCGGCACAGCGCGACGGCGGTGCCAGATTGCGGCGGTGCAGAGCGGGTACTTAATTTCCCACAGATTCGTTGACTCCTTCTTGCCGGGCTTGTCCGTCGTGCAGCAGGAGTTCAGGTACACCAAGTCGCACCAGTCGGGAATCTCAGCGCGAATCTGCGCAAAGCGTTCGTTGAAGTTATCGGGCAGTATGAAGTCATCCTCAAATATCACGAACTCCTCATGCCCCTCGCGCCACGCGATCTGCCACGCGATGTGCCACGACAACACTAGGCAGGTCGCGCCACGGGTGACGAAATAATCCGTGTGCATCGGAATCTCTGACTTGACCTGCATGGTCTTGCCGAAGATGCCTTGGATAAAGTCCAACTCAATGCCCGCCTTCGCCGCCTGTTGGCGTGCGTGCTCAGTGCGCTCTGGAGTCTCCGCGAGGGTGATGCAGTAATACTTCACTTGTCTCTCACGAAGAAGAGCAGCGTGGGGCGACCCCAGCCAGACCCCTGCCGCTTGTCGGTTTCGCGGAACTTGCACGATGTGACCCAATCGCACTTGAAGCCGTTTTCGTAAAAACGATCGATCCAATACTCGGTCAACTGCTCGTTGACGTGGTGATGACCACCCTGTCCGGGAATGGCGTGGCACATGAGTACATACTTGCAGCGCGCCATGGTTGCAAACCAGTTCGGCTCGCACCTCTGCTCAACGTGCTCCACGAACTCGGTGCAGATCGCAAGGTCGTAGTCGCGGTCGAGAACGTATGGCCCCTTCTCATAGTCGTGCGCGACCAGAATCTCCTTGACCGGACTTTCGGCCAAGGCAATCGGGTGGCCTTCCACGCCGCGCGCGTCAAACCCAAGATCGTGCCACCAGCGGATGTTATGGCCCATGCCGGCACCAATGTCGATCACCGACTTGATGCCGTAGGTCAGCGCCAAGTAACCCCAAATGTCAGGCATCCACGTCGCGCGGTCGCCCTCTGGAATGTATCCACCTAGATGCTCAATGCTCATACCACTCCCCGAATCTGTCTCTTGACCGGCTTCGTCCACGTCGGCGCGTACACGCCGCCACCTGTCGCGGCCTCGCTCGCAAACGTCAGCACAAATGCGTCAGCCACGTCGGGTGAGGCCAGCCCGCGTCGCTTCATGTCGTCCTTGCTCTCAAGTTTCAACTTGCCGTTCGACATGAACGAGTAACGCGGCGAGGATAGTTCATTGACCAGGCGCTCGTCACGCGGCAGTTTGCAGTCGCGCGCCTCAAGCCATGTCTTAGCCTTGGCCCAAAGCTCTGCGCGCAGGTTCATGTACTGCCCCTTAAAGGCGGGTGACTCGCCGACGTTGATGCCACGGGCGGGTAACTTCAACTCGCGCAGGCGATCGACCACGCCGGCGCCGAGGCCGATGCTATCGACCAGTATCTCTGCGGGGCGGTCCTTGAAGTCGGCTGACTCGTACTCGTGCAGGACTGCGCCGGTCAGCGCCATGAGGTCGAGGTTCTTCCAGGTCTTGACCTTATCGAGCACGACGTTCGCTTGGCGCTTGCATAGCGCCGAGGAGTCGGTGCCAAAGCGCGCCACGTCCAAACCCCAGAGGATCGGGGCGTTGGGGTTCTGTACCACGTCGCGGTCGATGGCACTCTGGGCCAGCTCCAGCCCGATGAGCGTGTCGTCGTCGGCGACGGGGAACTCGCCCATGACGCGGACGCGGTAGGCGTTTGACCCCTCGCCGTAGCGGCTTGCCATCTCCTTGACGTAATCCTCACTGACGCGAGGCGAGTCGAGGCAACTGACGTGCAGGTTTTTCCACTCGCCGGAAAGACGGTGGAAGGTGTCGTAGAAGTAGCCGGTGGTACGGGTGGGGTTGCCGAGCAAGAGCGTGGTGGCGTTGTGGCCTGACATGCTGCCGCCGGCTGACTCGAAGACGGCCTCCGATACGCCGGGGGCTTCGTCCACGACCAGCAGCACCCACTCGGCGTGGATACCTTGCAAAGCGTCGGGCTGCTCGGCGCGGCTGGTACGGGCTGAGATGAACGCCTCTTCGGGGCTGGCTTTTAATTCGATACGGTCGGACTTGATCTCGAGCAACTCCCCCACGGCGGGGGGTAGAAGTTTGGCCCAGCGGCGGCATTCGCCGAAGAGGGCGTCGAACAACTGGCTTGCCGTCGGGGCGGTGACGACGACTTTGACTGGCACGCGGGTGAGCATGAACCAGAGCATGGCCCAGGAGGCGACGGTGGATTTACCCGTTCCGTGGCCCGAGCGGACTGAGACTTTACGCTCTCCCGCAGCCAGAAGCCCTAGGAGGTCTTTTTGCCATGGGTCTGGGGTGACCCCAAGGACTTCCTCCACGAAGGCCACAGGAGCCGCGTGGTAGCGTTTTACGAAGTCTAGGTATGGATTCTGCATTTTTTCAAATCGACCTATGTGGGGTTAGCCACGCGCCGCCCCCCGGCAGGGGGTACCCCCGGGGGGTGTTTTTCAGCGCCGCGCGGTCAGTTCCGACGGGATTCCGAGCAGAATCAACGAGTTGCGCACGCGCTGACCGCACAGTGGACGACTTTACATAATGGGTATTATACGCACCGACATCGACAACTCTATACAAATCAACAACTTGCGCGTTGTGTAATTTCACAGGCTGCATAATTTCTGGGAATCGGTGCATAAAATGAGTGTTATGTTATAACATTACTCGGATTCTGATGAGGCGCGCGCGTCCGGCGACGCTGACACGTCAGTGTCAGCGGTCAGCTTTTCAGGCTCTACGACGCTCACCGTTCGCATAAGATCACGCACGGCTTGAAGGTGCAGTTGCGTCGTGTCAGTCACCTTGATGTCCTGCTGAATCTTGTTACCCCATCGTTTCGGGTCCATTCGCTCAGCAAGCCATTGCCTTGCATTCATCGCCACCTTCGCAGCGTTAGGATCAATCTGTTCCGTCTCCACCTTGTCAGCCAGCGCCTCGATGCGCTCAGCGTTTGCCAAGGCTCTTGCGTTGCGCACGATCTCGTAACGCTCCATCAAGACCGGATCAGATTGCATCTTTCGCCAGAGCACGCCGTAAGGAATGTCGCTGCCGCTCACGAACGATCGCAGCGTGTTGCCCTCAGCAAGATGCTCCCAGAGTTGCTCCCAGAACTCAGGCTTGGCAAGGATCGCCAGCGCCTTCTCATGCCTTGCTCGCTTGATTGGTGTCCCTGCCATTAATCGTCGCTCACATGAACGTAAGTTGATACGTCTTCGTAGTCCAAGTCGTAGCCCTCGAGAGCCACGACATCAAAATTGCTGTAGGTCTTTCTCGGTCGTTCCGTTGCATCCACCTTCTTCGAGAGTCTCACCTGGCTCTTGGCCTTGACCTCTTCGGCATAGACTCGCCTCCAGACGCGCTCGCTCGTGGAGAAGCGCAGCCCGCAGCTCGTACACTCTCTCCTTCGTCGCGCCTCGGTCGGGAACTGGTAGACCTTCACGACCTCGCTCGGTTTCCCGCACTTTGGACATTTCATCTTTCCGGCAACTCTTTCTTCGCCATCTTCATCCAGTCCTCAAGGCGCTGGATTACTAGGAACTCTCGCTTATCGCCACGGCAGATCACGACCGGCACTTCATGTGGCGGCGCGCACGCTGCCGTTGCCTGGTCGATCCATTCGTACACGGCGATGGACTTGCGGCGCTTCACCTCCAGCACGAACTGTGCAAGGCGAATGTCGCAGCCACCGTCTCTGGCTTGCCCTAGTTCACGCTTGACGATCCAGCCGGTTCCTTCGGCTAACTTCTCACAGACCTCCCGTTCTGTCTCAGCCCCTCTCTGCCTTTGTCGTTTGCCCATCATGTCACCACGTTGCGGTAATCCTGCCCAAGTCTACCGCATGGCATAGGTCATCAATCAAGGGCTTCAGTTTCTTGCGCATCATCTTGCTCGTGACTCTCTGCTGCCGTCGGATCACGACGTGCCGCCAGTAATACTCACGATGATATTCCTTGCGCGACATCCTCGGCTTCGACACCCAGTTGTCGCGTTGTCTTGACTCATCCACCGCGTCGCAGATGATTGCCTTGACTTGGTTGTGCTCGAGAGTCTGTCTCGCCATGTCGGCAAGTTGCTCAGGCGTGTACCCCTTCTTTCGGTGTGCCTGCTTGTGCCAGACATGTGGCAGACCGCCCGTGTTGGCAGTCAGACAGATCGGGCAGCGTTTCATTTGGGCCATGTTGGTTTCCAGTCGTAGATCGGATTACGTTTCGGAGGGTCGCGGTACTTGTGCTCGTCAGCCTCCGCTGCGGCTTGCTCGAACGTGCCGAAGACCCCCAGTTGCTTTGGGATCACCCTACCGTCAGGACCGCGACGCCACAGGACGAACTCCTGCTTGCCGTTGACCTGTTGACCACGGATAGAGAACCGACGGCACGCCGACGTCTTGCCCCAGAAGTCAGAGTCCTGCCACTCAAGCGGCCCGGTCAGGTTCAGACTAGTCTGTCTAGTCATGCGTCCAATCCTGCCGCTTACCCACCTCACCGGCTTGGTCTTGGTAGTGGACTAACTTGCCACCAAACTGTTCTTGGAACGTCTTGAGTACGCTGAAGTCATCCGGCCCCAGCACGTCGAGCATTCGCTGTGCTAGTGGCGTGGACGGAACAGGTGTGCATAACTTCATACCATTAGGCGCAACAGACTTGTATCTCACATTCTCCTCCCATGTCGGTCAAAATCTATGGTCAAAAGTCCACTCCCTTAAGGGAGAGTGGACTTTTTTGACCGCATAGACGGTAAACTTCGGTCAAAATTTGACCGTTTTTGACTTTTTGACCGCTCACTTTAAGCCCTCCTCGGAGAGCCTAAACCCCCCGATGGTGCTGACCAAGAACGGACTCATCGCCATTGCTTCGACCGCCTTGTGGACAGATTGCTTGGCCTGACCACACTCCTTGCCCACTTGGCGCAGGTCTGCCATCGTCCAAATGACAGGCGTTTCTGACCCCTTCTGCCTGGCCCGTAGCGCCTCCAGTATTACCTTCTGCACCCTCCCGGCTGGCTCAATGCGACGGGTCGCGACAATGGCATCAGCGTTCCGCATGACCAACGACTTGACCTGCTCGCCGTACCGATCCACACGCCCAAGGCTAACCTCGACCGCCTCGTACCCGAGTGGCGCAAGGCTCGCGGTATCCTTAAATCGCTCCCGGCTCACGGTCACGGCCATGGCCTGAGCGTCTGGCCGCTGCACGATGTACTCCGCGTCAGGGTTAGCCATCAAGGCGCTAGCCCCTCGCGGACGCTTCGCGTCACCGTGGCCGGAGTGCGCCACGAGCAGCACCGTGGCCGTGTACCGCTCCCGTAATCCGATGGTCAACTTGGACAGATATTCTGCGACCTCCTGATTGCTGTTCTCATCCAGCCCCGCGCTGAACTTGCTGAACGTGTCCACGATCACAAGCGCAGGGCGAATACCCGCCTGGTCGATGGCCTGCTGCAACAGCAGCATCTCCTCTTCTGCATTAAGGTTGGCGACGGACTCAAGCGCCATGAGCTTGAGTTCCTCAAGGTCACGCCCCTTGCCATGCTCCTGCATCCATGCCTCGACGCGACGGCCTAGACCGGCACCCTCGCCGGAGAGGATGACCACAGGGTTGTCGGCCATGGCAATACGCATCGCCCAGTCCAAGGCGATGAACGACTTAAAGCTGGCACGTGGCCCTGCGAGTACCGCAAGCACGTTCGCCTCCACCACGTTATGAATCAACCACGTCGCCTCGCGCCGCTCAGACACGATCTCGTTGATGGCGCGCAGCACCAGCCGCCGCCCAGATGTGGCGTTAGGCGCTACAGCCTTGGGCACGTCCGGTTCTACGCTGCGGATCATTCCTTGAGCCTCCGGTACGTCCGCATATTCATTCGCCTCAAACTTCGGCAAATCAACCGGCGGCCCGATCCGCACCGCCTCTGGCACGGCCACCCAGCCGCCCGCCTTGGCCGCGTTAAAGAGACTCCCGAGCGTCACCCCGCCACCGCGATCAAGGTGGAACGACTGCCAGCGATACTCAATGTCAGCGCGGCCTGCGTAGGATGCCGGCAACTCCCCGGTGATTCCGCCACTTGACCACGAGTCCCAGAGCTCAAGCCCATCATCGGCACCGCCGGAGGCATAGTGCAAGGCCATGCCTACCATGAGCCACGCGTCGTAACCAGACGGGTCAACGTAGGCAAGCGCCTCGGTGATGCGCGGCAGGTCGCGCTGGAAGTCCTGACTGGTGCCGGGCTTTGGCGGCAGCTTCTTCGCTAACTCCGCAGGCAGTTCCAAGTCCATGCGCCGCTCGTCGATGAGCCCCGCCGGTAATGGCTGGATGTCGTTGTTTAGCCCGTGCTGCCCGTAATGCAGCGGCCACCAGATGATATACCCGCCCTCGGCGCGAATGTCGATACCGTCGCGCTTGACCTTGCCGAGCGTGACGCACACGCCGCCCCTGATCTTGACACCGTGCGGCAGCGCGAAGAGGTAGTGCCTCCCCCCGCTACCGCCGCCGGTCTGATGGACTCGGGTGCTGGTTAAGGCTTGTTGATTCTCGACCAGCCACTCTTGAGCCGCGTGAGCAGCCGCTCGATGATCGTAGTCGAGGACGGCGAGTCCTGTCCGGCTTCCTGTGGGTACGCCCACGAGTGCGTCGGGGCGATCTGCCCACCATCGCTTGATCTGGGCTTCGTCTTGCGTGGCGTCTTTGAAGCCGTTTTTGGTGAGCGGGCTTTTGGCGCGGAGCGTCCGCCCTTCTGAATCTTTCTCATCGTTCCTCCTGCAAGGGAATACTGGGTATTTTTTGGCCAAGTCGAGCACGCGCTCGACTGGCACAATGGCTGTAAGTTCTGGTTTATTCATCATGCGAACCTAAATGAAACGGCCTCCAATGCTGCCTGCGCAATGCGCTGACCGCAAATTTCCGCGCTAGGGGTTGCATCGCAATAGTAGTGCATGCGATATTCGTCGGCGTTTTTGCCGTTCGGCAGGTACTTTTCGACGAACGTTGCATCAGCAATGTCATTGAAGTCCTTGCGCGGAACGAACAGGTCAAAAGCCCCGAGCGACGGCGGCCCCTCAGCTGCGAGTAAGAAAGCATTTTTGTCCTCAGCAAACTTAAATGCCTTCGTAAAGTCGCCGCCCTCGGGTTTTACCTCAACGTAAGTTCCGTTTTCCTTATCGTTGAAACCCGGCAGCCAAAAGTCCGGCAGGTAGCACTCGCCATCCGAGAGCTTGTAGCCCTCTGGCTCGTACTCCCATTTGACGCCAATGGCGTCGAAGAACATGGCCCATCTTGCTTCCAATCTGGAGCGAAATTTGTGGCCAGCGTAATCAGTCTCTAATGCTTGAATAGTCATAACAGTCTCCTAAGGGTAAATATCAGGTCGAAGTGCCTTGCGAGAAACACCCGTTGCTGCCTCCACGGCAAGGACGCGGAGGACGGGAACCTTTCCAGCGGTAAGCCACTGATGGACGGCTTGGGGCTTCACCTTGAGTTTACGGGCCAGAGCAGCCTGCCCACCGGCCTGAGCAACTGCATGGAGCAATGCCGCTGTCTGCGGCGATACGTTGTTTTTTGCCATACAAATAGAATATCAAGCATCGCTTTACATAGCAAGCGATTTATTTTCAATTATTTTTCAAGAAGTGCTTGACACCCTGTTACCGGCATGGATAATCGCCCCCATGGACAGCCTAACGCTGCAACCAGAAGTGTTTTAGGAGACGCAAATGTTAGAAGTTATTTCCGGCTATGCCACCCCCGCCGACTGGCTCATGGCCGCCTACGGCCTCGCCATCTTCGCCGCTGTCTGCTTTGTCACGGCGTGGATTACGGGTGAATGGTAATGAGCCTGTACACCCACTCTGGCCCACTGCCCGCCCACAAGTACGTTTGGCTCGAGCCCAACTCCTGTGGCCGCCACGACTGGCTCAAGGGTGTCTGGTTCGGCATCACGTCATTCCCCGGTCGCGCACTCGGCTGCCACGTCATGCTGGAATCCGGTGCCGTGTACCGCAACGTCGGCCTGCACCAACTCGCTTCCAGCCAAGACGTAGAAGGTAGCTGGATGCCAAGCGACGCCCAAACGTGGGACTGCTACGGCTACCAGTTCAGCGTGCTGGAGTACCCATTCCTCTCCAGCATGAACGCACGAGTACGCCTTCAGAACCGCGACGAACACCGCGGGATGTACCTCTTCACGATTGTGCCAGTCGGCGACGCCTTCAGCGCCGAGCCGGAGCAGAGCAAGGAGTTCTATGTATTCCAGCTTGAGAATGGGCGCTTTACCGCGCAGCCGACTAACCATGTGCTGATTGAGGATCGTTCGTTCACTTACACGAACAAAAATTCAGAATGGCCGACGTTCCTGCGCCGGCAGTCTGACTGGTTTTCAGCGGAGGACGACACATGACCGACTACGATCTTTACCGCGCCGCCATCGAGTGCGGCTTCCCCGGCACACACGACGAGGACTGGAGCCTGTTCAGGTTTGCGGAAATTGTCATGCGCGCCGAGCGTGAACTAATCGCAAAAGACTGCGAGCGTATGCTCGACAACCGACTCGGGCATCTGATACCGGATCGTATCCGGCTGCGAGGTGAGCCGTGATCGCTTTTATCATCTTCGTCTCATGCTTCTGCATCGGCTGGTTCGGCTACGCCTTCATTGAATGGCGCCGCGACCGCAGATTTCGACAATCAATCCGAAACAAATTTGACGATTTTTGGAGGCAGGTTCCCCCTCCAAATTGGGCAAGCCGTCGTGGCACCCAAGATTACTGGTGAACCGTAGCAAATAGGAGTTAACAATATGAGTCTGTTTATTAGTGCATCTGGCGGCGGTAA